CTCCCCGCTGGGGTATATACCCCAATGTCACCTCACAGAGGTGACACCCACCTGGTCTTGATGTCGACGGACACAGGACGTCCTGCAAACTGATAGTGCTCCCTGTCGGCGATTGGCAAGTCGCCGCGTTTCAGGAAGAACTTCATCAGTGCGCCGTAGCCCTCAAGGTTTGACCTTGGGAGTTTCGAGGTGACCACATAAGCCCTGACGAGGGGCCGCTGCGTATCACCACACACACGATCCACGGAAACGTGGCCGTGGGTGACGCGCCCGATGGCGGAGGAGTCAGGCCCAACAAAAGGATATCTGCCACCCAAAAGTGACAGAAGCCTGGAGTCGAGCCAGTCGACAGACTCGCTGAAGCCAGCTAGATATAGCTGATTCCGAAGCGAGCTCATGGAGATGACCTCCTCAGCTTGCTTCCGTGAGGTAGGGAACAACCTGCGGACACGTATAGGAGTGATCCTAGTGCCTGCAAAGAAGTCCCCGCCACAACTCTCTCGGAACTTGCCATTCCAGAAAGACTTGTTCGAGTTTACCTTTAGTCCGAAGACTTCAAGTAGCTCGATCACGGAGGCGACGTATTCTACGGGGACAATGATGTCGTCCCCGTAGACGCGCACCTTACCTCGGAATGACTTGATAGTCTTCCGGGTGAGTGGGACATTTTGCTTTCTTGCGATACCCATGAAGATAATGGTTGTGAAAACCATTGCCTCCATAGGAAAGCAGAGAGCAGAACCCATGGATGCGAACTTGGCCAGGCGTACAACGCCATGGCCAGGTACATCAGCCTTCCGCGAGCGTGTCGCATCTACAGCACCGAAAAAGTGACTGTAACCCGACAGCAGCTCTCGTACATGCTGATTGGAAACACGATCGGAAGCCTCACTCAGATCGAGTGTGGCAAGGTTCCCATAGAGGGATCCCTCACGAGCCAGGTCCTGATTAGGGGCCTGGTCCGTGAATCCGATGAAGTGTTTGACGGTGTCATCCGTCTCGACTTCACGCACAAGCGGCTCGAGCAGAGCCTGTTGCATATACTGCATGCAGGTTGGCTCGATCGCGATGATGCGAGGTGTTTTCAGCGTCTTCGGCACGGATATGACCCTAACGGGCCTCTCATGCCGGGGTTCGAGGTAGTCGACAGAATCAAGCACGGAGACGTGCTTCCAGTTAGGAATGAGGTGATCCCGAGATGGGAACACCTCTTCCAGCCGGCTGGTCCACTCAGTCTGATTATACTTTCGGTTACCCGAAAGCTTCTCAGCTGTGGCACCAGGACCGTGACGTGGGATGACCTCACCATCATAAACCAACTGGTTCATGGTGGTGAAGACGTCACGGAAGAGCAAATTCCGGACAAACCGGAATTCGCTGAGCAAGTCGGGAGTAAGAACCCGATCGGACTCTCGAACTACCTTCTCACACTGGATGAACTGGTCGAAAGCGGCTTGAGTGCGCTCTTCAGTGCACTCAAGCTCAATCTTGCCAAACATCGAAGTTAGCTGATGTATGGCGTGAATGCTGTCAACACAGACCTCATCCAGAATGACACCACTCGTTCGATCGAACACAAGAACGAGGAAACCACCGAGAAATCGGGGGAGACCTCTTGTTCCGAAGGCGAAGCCCTGGAACAAACTGCGATCGACATAGCCAAGGTCCAGACTTTTTTGGAAGTCCTTTCCGAAGCTAGGTAGGGTTATCGTTAAGAACGACAACCCCTCGTGTTCGACACGTCCCAGGATAGTTTTTCTATCTTGGGTGGTGCTTACGTGACACCGATCCCCGAGTTCTTCGAGGATCACATGCAAGAATGCGATCAGGCTTTTCATCACCGCTCCTCATAGAGTTGGTGAGTCCTTAGCCTTGGCTACCTACGGTGCCGCGATCCTCGGACGTTGAGTCCGGTCGTAGCAACGTAGTGCGAGAACACGAACACGACGAGGATGACGAGAGTCAGAGCCTCGAACGTGATCAGTTCTCGCCCCCCACCAGGCGCAGCGTGTTGTTAGCTGCACCCGTTCCCGCAGCCAGCCAGGCTGCGAGGGCGTCGACGATAGCCTTCTGCTCTGCCGGCGTATAGCCGTGCTTCGGAGCATCGATGACGACGTAAGCACTCATGCTTACGACGTTGTTGATGTTCGAAACGAGCGGGTCAGGCACCGTCTTG